GAAACAGCAGACACAATCCTAAATGCCGCAGTTGTTTGTACAACCGTTGCATCCATCGCGCTAGTAGAGTTACCAGTTTGGGTAGAACCCGTATTGGTAGACTGAGCAGCAGCGAAGAACGTATTAGCGCCAAAGTCAGCTTGAGCGGCAGCGCCGTCCAGTTGAACTTGAAACAGTACATTTGGATCGTCTACAACGTATGCTTTGACAACGCCAGTAGTGCCAGACGGGTAGTATTGACCAAAGATCACTTGACCTTGGGCGTTTACATACTCACATCCAACAAATACACCGACAGCGCCTGTAAAGGTGTTAGCTACAGGAAATGCTTGGTTACCAGCATTAGCGCCAGTTCCGGTGACAAGGGCAACGTAGCCATCGGCTCCGATAAATACAACCTGACCGTAGAAAAGATTAGTAGCTTCTCCGGCAGGGTCAATCAAGTACTGGCTAGTAGCACCTGCATAGGGCATACCATCAGCACGTTTTATGGGACGTAGCCCATATGGTGCGGCAGTTAAAGCCATTAGAAATACCTCAAATTATTAGTTTCCGTTACCGAAAGTAACCTTAGAGTCTCGCTGATTAAACAACGGCATTCTTGGGTCATTTTCGCGCATTAGGTTGTTATCCACAGAGGCCATCTGAGAATCTGCCTGATTCCTGTAATGTGCATTACGTTGATCAGCCATCTCTTTTGGTGCCTTGCAAAGCATCAACCCGCCCATAACAACATTGTCAGCAAACCGATCATTCTCGGTAGCAACCATTGTTATCTCTGGGTGATCAACTGCTTTTACTGGTTCCCAACCTTCTCGTAATTTTGAAGACACGTTAGTGGCATCGACAGTTCCCCTTGAAGAAACCCTAATCCAGCGGTACGCATAATCGTCATCCGTTATATCTGGGGATGGTAGCGTTTCCGGTGGAGTCCAAGACTTTTTACGTTCTTGAGTTTCTCTCGTAGAGGCTTCTCGTTTGATTTTGTTATCAGCCATTATTCGTTCCTCGCGTCTATTGCTGCTTGGTTAGCGTATTGTTCAGGAGTAAGCCCTAATCTTTTCGACAATGCCAGTGCGGTCTTAGTTATCTTGACCTTCCTAGGGGCTATGCTCCGCGATGCGGGGGCCACTACGTTACTTGCTGTCGAGGTGCTTCGGGTTCCTCTTGTTTGTTTAGGTGCCCCAAACAATTCAGGGAACTTTCCTTGCATACTCTCGTTTAACCGGGAGTAGTACTCATCAGTATCGGCTTTAACACCTTCAGTGCTTACTAGCCTTTTATGTATTGCTAAAGCAAAGGCTGTTTCCGGTTCGTGGTCTGTATTACCAAACCATGTGTTCTCCGCTTGCCAATCTTCTGCTCTAGGGTCTACTTTTGCTCTAAGGGGTTTATTTGCTCCCTCTCTTGGACTATGTTGCTGTTGTACTTCATCTTCACGCTTTTGTAAAGTCCCTTGTTCAAGCGTATCTAACCGGCGTGTACCTTCTTTAGCCGCCTCTAATGATTCTTGTGCAGCTAATAGGGCATCAGAGTTACCATCTTCGTAGGCTTGCTTATAGTCAACTCTCGCTTGGTTTAAATCTGCCCCTAGGCTAGTACGTGCTTGCTTAAGTAATACAGTCTGACTTTTATCTACTGTAGACTTAAGCCCTTTGTTTTGATCCATTAAAGATCGAACAAGCGTTTGTAGTTCTTCGCTTTCCCGCTTGGCCTCTTCTTTGGCCCTACGTTCGTCGTGATAACCTTTGTTGAAATGCTTTATACGGTTTTTAACTTTAGCAGAGTACTTGGCTAGCTCTTCTTCAGTGACAGGTGCGGGAGCTTCCGAAGGTATACGTCCTCTATCTGCTGCAGGAGTATCATCGACAACTTCAACTTCAACTTCAACTTCCTCTTCTTCCTCCTCATCAGGAGCTTCGGGGGGAACTTCGTCAATGTCTAGCTCTTCTATGAGTACTTCAGTAGAGTCCTCTAACTCTATAACTACTGGTTCTTCGTTATCCTCATCGTAATCAGGAAGCTCAAACTTTACTTTTTCAAATGGCATAGTCTACTCCTTATACGCGTGATATGGCTTTGGGGTCAGGTACGACAGCTTCAATATTGTCATCGTTCATCAAACGATACTCAAGCCCCCCAAATTTAAACCTAGTACCGCTATTAGCACGGAACATTACATAGTCCCCTGCTTTACACCACGGGCCTTCAGGAAACTTGTCAGTATCCCTGTAGCAATTAGCGCCTAAATCGACCACTAACCCAATAATAGACATTATATGCTCCTCATGGACGGTCTTTGTGGACTTTATAAGCCCTGTACCTCCAAAAGTCTCTTCTACTTGTGGTAAGGCGATTAACACCCTATATCCCACAGGCGTAGGTAAGCACTCGTCTACATCGTAATCCTCTACTGGTGGATCTACGAACAGATTTAACTGTTCAGAAGTTTTAGCGTTTACTGGTTTAGTCATCTTCATACCCTTCCGTATTTTGCATAAGGTCATCTATCTCACGTAAACAAGTAGCCAGACCCTGTATGGCTCCTGTAATTTCTTTATACTCTTCAAAGTTCCGCACACCCCCTGACTTAAGGGAGTCGGTGTTCCTATCTATATTCTCTTCTATCCTCTGCTTTAGCACATCTATGATGGTAAGAGGCATTAACTATTCCCTGTTGGTTTAGGTCTAAGTGTTTCTATTGCTTCTCGTTCTACCGAGGAGTTATGTTTAGCCTTGTCTAGGACGTTCTTATTATCCCCTTCTGATGCTTTTAGGGCAAGTTCTCGCTCATCTAACACTAATGACGCTGCTTCTAACTTAGCGTCTACTGCGTCTTTCTCTTCTTTGCGCGTTTGTTCCCGCGCCTTAAGTTGAAGCTCTGCTTGTCCTTTCTGTATATCAGCCTGATCCTTGGCAGCTTTACGGTCTACATCTTTAGCGGCTGTAGCCATCTTCTGCTGGTTCATCTGTACAATTGGATCTTGTGCTTGTTGCTGCGCTTCATCGGCTGCTTGCTGTTGCTGATTCTGCTGCGTCAATTGTTGTCCTGCAGAGGCAACCAGTTGTGACAGGGTTACCTCTATAGTTTCTGGTAACGAGCTATTAGGTGGTGGCATTGTTGCTCCTAACTTCTCCTCTATCTGAAGTCTGTAAGCAAACCCTAGGTGTTCCGCTATATGAGCGTGTAGTGATGCCATAATCTGATTTGCCATAGGGTTCTGCCCTATAGTCTGTGCAATTCCGGGGTCTTGCATGAAAGCCGTATGGGTAGCCATATGAGCCTTATGGTCTTGGTATATAAACGCCTTCATAGGCTTACCTACCAAGGCTGCCATATTCTCACTAACAGGGTCTACGGGAGTCATATCCTCTGGTATGGGTACTATCTTATCTGCGTTAGGAATAGCAATAACTTCCAGCATCTGCCTATGTAACACCCTCTGGTCGTATATTTGAGGGGCTTGTTGGGCCATCTGTAGGGCAGTTTGGTACTGGACAACGCGTTGTGCCATTGTCGAACTATTCGGATCACTGACAGGTATGATAGAAGTGCTGTCGTAATCTGATCTTTTTGCGCTAAGTTCCGCTCTATTTGGCTTGTATTGGTACTCCTCGGGGGCGTACTCAGCCATTATTGCTTTAAGTAGCTTAAATTCTGTCTTCATAGCGTAATGGACACGCGCTTGTACCGCAGCCATTGGCTTTAAAGTGCGCTCTAATAGCGCCAAAGTAGTACCTACAGGGGCATTTGCCGACATATCAGAGATGTTCATGTCACTGATAGCGCCTAGCCGCCTACCTTCGGTAGTTATCTTATCTAGTAGCTGTAATAGCGTCTGACTTGGCTCTTTATAAGGCAGAGCCATGATATTGTCTCTAATACTGCCCGAAGGTACGTCTACATCCTTAAATTCACCCGGATTAATGGTCTCATCATCGTTTTTAATGCGTAAACCACGCGTTTTAAGCCCTCCGGGGAGGTTTGCTAGCGTACCAGCGTCTACAAGCTGCCTAATAAGAGAGGTTCCAGTACGGGCGTAGCCTCCAACAATGTGAATAAGCCCTAATCCGTAGAAACCAAACCCCGGAACGTATACATAATGGACAAAATGCTGTCTTTTCTTAGTTAATGGGTCTTCTATGTCCCAGTTCCTATAGATAGCCAGTATGTTTTGGGTACCTCTGTCGATAGTTATTATATAAGGACGGGCAATGCCATCTTCACTATCTGCTAGCTCATCAATAACGTAGTCTACGTGTATCTCATAGATGGCATAGCGGTCATCATCGTTAAGCTCAATGCCTTCTTCTTCAGCTTTACGCTCTTCAATGTCAGTATGGAAAGGGGCTGGATCACCTAACTCCTCTCCTGAGTAAAACCCACTAACCTGTAGTTTAAGTATGTCGTTCTTAGTCTTACGCATTATGTGCGTAACACGTTCTGCTGTATCTATGTGGGAAGCGCCGTAAGGGACAATAATGTCCTCTGCGGGTACAAACATTGCTGTCTGTCGCCCCATAGTAGGATCAAAATAAATTTTCTTAAAGGCAGAACCAGATAGCCCAAGGCTATATAGCATACGCTCATGCTCGGGCCGGTACTCTACCATCTGTTCAGTTAACTCGTAGTTCATGTCAGCTTTAACACGTTCTGCGGCAGCTAAAGTTTCTCTAGTTTCTTCCCCTATAATCTTTGTCTTTACTGGCCCTGCTGCAGGGAAAGTCTCGCTCATGGTCTCTGCTTGAAACCTGATAGCTGCTTCAGATAACACAGTAGAAAACGCGCCACACGCGCCTTCCCACGGGTCACTTCGTTCTTCGTACTTAAGCCCCAGCACATCTAAGCCTTGCACAAAAGTATCTGCCCATTCCTTACGGGCGGTAATATCCGCAGCCACTAGCTCTAGTAAGTCTGTGGATATACCGTCTAGCGCGTCTTGTTCTAGGTACCCCGCTAGGTTGGCATCGAACGGGATGTCTTCTTGGGCAATCTCCTCTTCGCCAAAGGAAACCTCCATACCGCCATCCTCTAACATAACGATGCCAACCTCGGCTTCCGCATCCCCATCCAAAAAGACTTCAACCGTATCCTCGTCATCTGGCTGGTCTATGAGGGCTGTACCCATACCACTGTATAACGCTTTATCTATTGCCATTTAAGTATTCTCGGTAGACGTAGGAAAAAATATTTCCATTCTTTTGAGTGTGGCTTCATCAGGGTTTGTGTGATGAAAGCGCGAATAAGCTTCTTTGTAAGCGTCCATATCGCCTGTAGCTACTTTTGCTAGTACTGCGTCTGATCCTGTCTGGGAAAACATGTTTGCTATAAACATTACTTCTCCTTGCTCCGGCGACCACTCACGGGGATCTTGTGGTATGTCGTTAACGTAGTCTTCCGGTACTCCGCGATTTAACGCTCTTTGTTTCCCTGTGTCTACAGCCGCGTCTACAAACTGGTACGCTCCTTTAGCACTGGTTATGGGGTTACCATCAGCATCTTTCTGTAGGACAATCGCATCGTTCTTGTCGTCCGACTCCATATGCCGTGTAAGAAGTGCTAGGTTAGCCATCTCGTCATGAAACTGTTGCTCATCAAGCTCAGTCTGAAACTTCTTACCCATGCGTTTGCGTTGCCGCTCTAATAAGTCATAGAGTACTGTGTTGTCACTTGCCATTAGTAGTACCCACTTCGTTTCTGTTTAAAGTACTTCTGATCTTCTTGGTAGTCTGTGGCTAACCTAATAAACCCGCCTTGCCTAAAGCGCATTAAAGCCATGACTGTAGAATCCACTAAGTCATCGTTAGAGGCGAAAGGGAACCCTGCAATTTCTTCTATCACTTCTTCTGCCCATCGTTTCTGGGGCATCCATACCATACCGGAGGATACTATATCAGACACAGCGTTAAGTCTTGCAGTTTTATCCCCTGATCCTCGGTGTGGTGTGTACTCTTGCACAGGTATCGACATCCTTCGCATCTCTTGATACACAGCTACGCCTGATGATTTCTTTTCTACAATAAACGAGTCTGGCTCCCACTCTTCGTACTCCCGTAAGCACATCTCTTTAAGCTCTGGAAACTCAAACCTATCTTTAATGCTGTTCAGTAAGATGATGTGGTGTTCACCCTCTTCCTCGTTTAGGAATACGCCCCACGTAGTCAACGCTGTAAAGTCAGCCCTGTTGTGCGTTTCCGCTGCGGAGTCCAATGACATGATTATACATTCGCATTGAGGGGGGTCTTCCGCAGTCCATGTGCGCCACCATTCGCGTTTAATAATAGCCGCTTCTTCTGCGGTGGGATCTTGTTGGTACTGAGCGTTCCACTGAAACACCGGCATCGACGCTTTGGTACGATGTAAGGCTTCCAGATCAAAAAACTCGGGCCACAACGGTTTTTCAACGATAGCTTCTGTTTCGGCATCTTCGGTCTCCAATATAGCGGGGAACTCAATTACCTCGTACTTGTCTGCTTTACTATTACCTGCCATGTCTCGTACTACACGGCCTGTCAAATCATCAAGATGCCACCGAGTCTGTACAATAGCGACAGCACCTCCCGGCATTAAACGTGGTCTAGCTCCGGCAGAGAACCATGTATAAGCCCGATCAAATACCTCGTAGTTGCCATTAATAATGTCCTGCTCAGAGTGAGGGTCATCAATAATTAATAGGTCTGCACCACGACCCGCGATAGATGAGCCAACGCCACACGCGTAGTACTCACCACCGTAGTTAGTGTTCCAGCGTCCTGCTGACTTAGAGTCTATTGCTAGGGCAACCGAAGGGAATATGCGTTTGTACTCGTCTGTGGAAATTAAGTTTCGCACCTTACGCCCAAAGTCTACGGCGAGGTCTGTGGTGTGCGACACCATCATTACTTTCTTTTTGGGGTTTCTACCTAAGTACCATGCGGGAAAGAAGATAGAGATTAGTTGGCTTTTACCGTGTCGTGGGGGTATGTTTACACACCCTCGGTCTTTTACTCCGCTCTCTATCTCCATTAATAGT